GCCGCCACTCGCCAACGCCAGATCGCCGAAGCCAGTGCGCGCATAGAGCAATGCGCCATCGAAGGCATCGGCCAGAAGGACATGAGCATAGACGCTGACGCTTATTGGTCTTGGGAAGCAGCGGAGCCGGGATGCTGGAAGGACAAAGCCTTCCGCGACTGGTTCAAGAAAAAGAACCCCGAGACTGTTGTGCCTTATACCCCCCGCAAAACCACTGTCCTCATCTAATGATTAAAGCACCCAAGCCAGAGGACATCACGGCGATGCTCTACGAGATCGACCAAGCGGACGCCGATGGCAGCCAATATGTTCAGCGCAAACTGCGCAACTGGAACACGCGATTCTGTATCTGGCCGGGGCAAAGCGAGGATGGCCGCAAATGGTCTGGCGCCCAAGGCAAGCAGCCGTGGCCATGGTCAGGGGCATCCGATGTTCGCGTTCGTCTTGCGGACAATATCATCTCGGACAACACGGCTCTCCTTTGCAACGCCTTCTTCAAGTCGCGCGTGCAAGTCCAGCCGGTGGAGTCCATGGATGCGGACAAACGCGCCGCCGCCGAAGCCGTGATGAAGTGGCTTATGTTCCAGCACTGTCTGGATGACCTTCGCAGGGAAGTAAAACTCGCCGCCCAATTCCGCGAGACTTACGGGCTGGCGGTCATGGCCGTGGACTGGGTGCAAAACACCCGCACCGAGATCAAGTCATTCAGCATCGAAGACGCGCAAATGATGTTGGAGCAGTCGCAAGACCCCAACCTCGCCGCCCTTCTGGAAGTGGTCATGGACCCGCTGCAAGAGGAGACGGCCGCCGAACTCTTGGGGCAGATCATCCCTGAATTGGGTAAGGTTTCAAAAGTCCGCGAGTTCCGCGACAAGGGCCTTGTCCAGTGGGAGGAGCCTTATGTCTTTGAAAGCAAGCCGGTGTGGACCGCGCTTGAAGCATGGGAGGATGTCATCTTCCCCATCCAGACCTTCAGCCTTCAGCGCGCCGCGTTCGTTGCCCGCAGAGAATTGCTCACTGAAGTGGAGTTGCGCGAGCGCGGCGCAGTCGAGGGCTGGGACGAGGAATGGATCGAAGCCGCCTCGCAGCACAAGGGCCAGCTCAAGCGCATCTCGCTCAACATCCACCGCACCGACCAGTTCCTCTACGAGCAGCTCCGCGACATGTGCGAAATCTGGCATGTCTACCGCAAGGAGAACGACCCCAAGACCAACGCCATCCGCGTCACCCGCTCCGTGGTCAGCTACCATGTCACCGACAAAGTCGCCGTGCATGAGTTGCTGCCCTATGCCCACGGACAATACCCCTTCATCGAACTCCCCCGCGAGCGCGCCACCCGCCCTCTGCTAGAGAGCCGTGGCATCCCTGAGTTGGTGCAGACCGCGCAGGAGGAAATCAAGATCCAGCGCGACTTCCGCTCCGACCGCGCCAGCATCAGCATCCTCCCGCCCGTCAAGGTTCCGGCCAACCGGGGCAAGTTTGATCTCGTCCTCGGCCCCGGCATGCAGATCCCCGAACGCCGCCCCGGCGAGATCGAGTGGATGAATCCCCCTCGCCCCGACATGGGCAGCATCGAAGTGGAAGCCGCCACCCGCGCGGACGTGGACAATTACTTTGGCCGCATCAGCGATGCCGTCCCGCAGCAGCGCTACATGCTCCACACGCAGGAGCTAATCGACTCTTGGCTCATAGATATGAAGCTCTGCATCGCGCAGACCATGGCGCTGGCGCAACAGTATATGACTCCCGAGGAGGTCGCGCGCATCACCGGCAATGCCCAGTTGGCATTCAACGCAAGCCCTCAAGACATCCGGGGCCGCTTCGACATTACCGCTGAGTTTGACGCGCGCCTCCTCGACAACGAAGCGTTGGGCGCAAAGCTCGACTACCTCGCCAAAGTGCTCGTCCCGCTCGACAGCTTTGGCGTCATCGACCGCGCCGGCTTGGTCAAATACATGTTCCAAGCCGTTGACCCGAATCTCGCCGGCCTCTTGGTGCAAGACATCGGCGCCGCCACCGCCGCCGAACAGGAAGACGAACAAACCGCCTTCGCCAAAATCGCCGCAGGCACCGAACCCCCGCTCAAAGAAGGCGGCCAAAACGCGCAGGTAAGACTGCAAACCTTGCAGCAAATCATTCAGTCGAATCCCGCCGTGCAGCAGAGGTATCAGTCCGACGAAATCTTCCGCTCCATGATCGACGCGAGAGCACAAGCCTTCCAATTCCAGCTCCAGCAACAACAAAACGCCGTCATCGGCCGCACCGGCGCCCAGCCCGCGCTGCAAAAGCTCCAGCAAGACCAACAGCTCGGCATGACCGCCCAACCCGCCGCCTAACACATGCACCCGAACATTAACGTCCGCAACGTCGCCGGTCTAAACATTCCGCAGCACGACCACATCACCTGCGCCTATTACAGCGGCACCAACAATTTGCAGACCATTACATTCCGCGAGGGAGGCGGCAGCGGACAGGTCGTTGCCACGATCAATTTCACATACACACCGACGCAGCCTCCGACCGCCAACGACGCGGACATCGCCACTGTTACCCGAAGCTAAAGCATGGGACTAAAGTTCAATCCGCTGACAGGCAACTTCGACCTCACCGGCTCCGGTGGAGGCGGCGGCTCTGCCTTCTTCGCAGGCGAAGTGGCAACCTATGCGGATCTCCCGCTCGACGGCACCGCCGCGCTCAATAGCCGCTGGCTGGTGCGCAGTTCCAGCGGCACATGGCCGTTCCCGAATTACCGTCAGGGCGGCATCTACATACGCACATCCATCGTCGGCTCCTCCCGCGATAACGACTACACGCTGGCCGACACTAAGCTGCCGGATGTCTTCGCTGACTCCGCGTTTTTGCTGTATGACAACAGCGACAGCACGCGCAACCTCCAGTTCGACCTCGGCAGCATCACCACCGGCACCACCCGCACGCTGACCGCGCCGAATGCCTCGGGCCGCATCCAGATCGAAGGCCAGCCCATCGGCAACACCACGCCATCCACCGGAGCATTCACCACGCTCACCGCCAACAACGGCACGCTCACGGCGTCCGCGCCTGTGCTTGATCTGGCGCAGACTTGGAATGCAGCTGGCGTGTCTTTCGTCGGTCTTCGTTTCGATGTTACGAACACGGCAAGCGCAACAGGCAGTAGGGTATTGCACTTCACGGTTGGCGGAACTAACAACCTCCTCGGCATCTATCGTGACGCCTCTGGTTTCTCAGCAACGCCGCGCTTTGAGATCGGATCTTCTGGCGTAACATGGAACATCCGCACCCGCACTGGCGGCGGCGTTGGGTGCAACTTCGACCAAATTGTCGGATTAGGTTCCAACCTTCAATTCGGAGTTGGCAGCGGAACAAGCGCAGGGGATTTAATCTTGCAGCGCGATGCTGCCAACATATTTGCCCAAGTCAACGGCACCAACGCCCAAGAGTTCCGCCTCTACAACACCTTCACCTCCGCCACGAACCACGAACGCGGGTTCCTCAAGTGGAGCAGCAACGTGTTTCAGATTGGCACGGAGAAGGGATCGGGCGGCGGGACGGCGAGGGCGCTGGCGCTTCAAACGGACGGAACCACGCGAATGACCGTAGGCACTGATGGGTTCGTCGGAATTGGTGTCGCCGCAGAAAGGCCGCTCCACATTCAAGGCAGCGCAGCATTTGTTCGCGTAGATCGTGTCAGCACATTTGGCCCCGCCCTATTGCTTACGCGCATGACCGCAGCGCCAACCGTAGATAGCTCATGGCTATTTGGGCCAACGACAAATATCGCAGGCGTCACCAACGATGACTTCGCCATCATTGACTTTGGAACAGCAACCACAGGAACAAGCGGCACGCAACGGCTGACAATTTCCAAGTCAACAGGTCAGCTCACCGTCAACGGCAACCTCAACCTTTCGACCAAGGATCTCGTCACCGACACCACGACAGGAACCAAGATCGGCACAGGCACCACGCAGAAGATCGGTTTTTTCAACGCTACTCCAGTAGCCCAACAAGCCGCCGTGGCCGACTCAACGGACACAACCAACGTGGCGACACAGCTAAACGCACTGCTCGCCCGCCTCCGCACCTTGGGCCTCATCGCCACCTAATCTTATGCTAACCAACCCTAATCCCATCACCACGGAACCCGTAGCCGCGAAGGTCTACGACCGCCTGCACGTCTACACGTTGAGTGCCATTCAGCCGACCGCGAATCCACAAAGCGGCTCCATAACCGTCGAATTGCTCCCCGCCACCGCAGACGGCGAACTGGCAAGCGGAAACCTCGTCCAAAAGATGACCGCGCCGTTGACGCCCGAAATCATGGCAGCGGTTCCGGAACTCGCCGCAGCGTTTGAGGCAGTCCTCGCCGCGATTCCCGCGACCCAAGCGTATCTGGCCAGCCAGCAGGAGCAGCCAAATGAGTAAGCAAGTCACACTCACCGAAGCAGAGGCCAAGATTGTCATGCAGTGCCTTGATCTCGCCGTCAAAACCGGCGGGTTGAACGCCGCCGCGCAAATACTGCCGCTGGCTACCAGCATCGAGAAGCAACTCACGGAGGAAGCGCCCGCTGCTGAGCAATGAGGACCGTCACCTTACAATCTATTCTTTTGCGCGCATGGCAGCGCAGCGGCAACGACGGCTCGGATATTTCTAACATCCCATCCGGCGCAAGAACCATGCTGACCGCCGCCGCCAACGAACGCATCGCGGACTGCTGGGAGTGGACCGATTGGCCTGAGCTTATGCGCGTCGAAAGCCGCACCGTGCAGGGCGATGCTACGAACGGCTATTACATCGACTACGAGCAGAGCGGCCAGACCGCCATGGGCGAGGTCTTTGGCGTTTTAAGAGACAACCCTGCAACCCACGCCGCGCCCCGCGCCATTGGCTTTACGCTCCTCGGAGATGCCATTCGCTTCCCCGAAGACACCGACCTGCCAACCACCGTCTGGGTCAACTACCGCATCCGCCCGACCGAATACTCCGCAAGCAACCTCACCGCAACGGTTCCCGCCGTCTTAGCAAAAGCAGTCGGTTACCTTCTGACTTCGGATCTTTTGACCGAAGACGGCCAACTCGACAAAGCGCTCGCCATGGAACAGCTCGCCGAGTCCGAGCTGATCTCGCAAAGGGACAAATACTATTTCCAACAAGGGCAGCCATCCATGTGGACCGCCCGCGTCAACCAATACTAAATTATGCACCCGAATACCCGCATCACCAACCGCACGTCCGGCAGCCAATTCATCGGCGACACCAACACCGTCACCGCTGACATCGTCTCCATCGACGTGATGACCGACACCAAGTTCCACACGCTGACCGGCAACCTCACCGGCGCCGCGAACGCCACCGAGGCCAGCGCCGCGCTCATCAAGGCGGGCACGACCCTCGACGGCTTCTTCAGCGCCATCAAGCTGCACAGCGGCACGGTGATTGCCTACCGCAAATAGTGAGGAGCCGGACGATGAGCCTGTCGTATTTTCATCACAACATGAGCACCACCGAGAAGGGTGTGCTTGGAACGGTTACTAGCATCGGCTCAAGCGTCTTCTCAATGCTCCCTCACCTAGAAACAACCCTGCGAGTCGCCGGTCTATGTGTCGGCCTCGCGGTCGGCATCGTCACCCTAATTTCGGTCCTTCACGACCTACGCAAAAAGCAACAGAAAGAGAAATAATATGCGCAACTGGAAAACAACGACCATCGGAATCCTCACCGCCCTTATCGCCTTGGCGACTGGCGCGAAGGAGTTCCTTGCCACCGGCACCATCCCTGACATTGGCCTCATCGCCGCCAGCCTTATGGCTGCATGGGGATTAGTGGTAGCGAAAGACGGCACCGCCCGCCTCTGACTCCATGAGCGTCCGCGCCACAAAACTAGTTGCAGTTGCAATCCTCGCCGCGAGCTGGGCTGTCGCTGCGGCTGGCTGCGTGACCATCGGGTATGACTTCTTGAAGCAACAGGCCACCGTCACGTTCGACGCGAAGACCGTCAAAGAGCCAACCAAGTGATCCCCAAAAGCCGACCACAACAAAAGCGCGACGATACGCTGAAGCAGCTCAAGGCTGCCAACGTCAGCGATCCGGTGTGCTTGGTCGGCATTCGTGGCTACTACCGCGACAGCATGGGCGCGACCGGCAAGAACGACCGAGGCATCTACGACGACGCCATTATCCTTGTTTCGCCCAATGTCCACGCCGCCTTTAACGCCAACGTCGATCCGGCCCGCAGCGGAAAGAACCCCAAGGTCGGAAAGGGCTACGCATCGCTCAAGTCAGGCGTCTACCGCTACAAGCTGGGCAAGCACGGCATTCGGAGCGGCAACCCTTACAAGGCTCTGGTGCAAGGCGATGCAGTCACCGTCCAGCGCGACGGCGGCAAGGAAGAGACCGGCTTCTTCGGCATCAACATCCATCGAGGCGGAATCACCCGCACCAACAGCGAAGGATGCCAGACCCTGCCGCCCGCCCAGTGGCCCGCCTTCATCTCGCTCGTTGAGTCCGAGATGAAAAGGAACAACGCCAAAACCGTCAGCTAC